ATTTACAGTAAAAAATATTTTTGATGTTTCATTTGTTCCTATTATTGGTTCATTTGTATAATTAGTCCAATATTCATCATTAATATTTACAACAATTGTTCTAATATCAACATTAGAATCTGGTAATTCTATTTCCTGATTATCATAATCTACAGTTGGAATTAAATTTTTAACTAATTTAGAACCAGAATAAAATTGTAATGTTGTTGAAATATCAACGGTTGTTCTTGGACCAACATAATAAAAATTTATTAAATTATTATTTGAATTTTTATTTTGTAAAACGGCAAATCTATCGATTTCAGCAACAGAGCTATTAATCTTACTAAACGATACAAGACAAGTTGAAGATTTGTATCTATTGGCAGTAAAACCATTTGTCTGTAATAATTTTACCAAAGAACTTGTTTTTTGAGCACTATCAATAAAACTTTCATTATTAAGAGCATGCAAATAATGCAACCAAATTAAATTGTTATATGTAAATATCCCCAGCAACATATCAATTGCTGTACCTTCACTATTAAAATCAAAAGTATTTGCGTAACTAGTTGATTTTAAATATGTTCTTAGATTTTCTTTTAGATCATTATAATCAAGATTGATAAGATCTATATTTTTTGGTTCATTCATAAAATTATTTATTTAAATAAAATTTGAACGAAGAATTAGTCAATGAAGAAGAATCGGAATTTTTGCTATAATTGACATTAAAATAGATTTTTCTATTAAAAATATCAGATCTATCCACAGAAAATGCAATAGTTTGTAATCCTTTTATAAGTAATTTACATTTTGATTCAAGATAATTTAATAAATAAATTTGTCTAGATTTACTATTGTTGAATTTTAATTCATCTAGTGCAGAGCCAATATTTTTATTAAATCTAAAACCATTAATTTCAGTTACACATATATTTTTTATTTGTTGTTTTACAAAAAATGTTTGTGAAATGCTATTTATGTCGTTTTGAGCATTCGTTCTAAAGTAAATATCTAAATCCTTTAAGCTCATGTCTGTATATTTATATCTTGAATATTTGATTTAAAAGAATTAAAGAAACCAGAATTTGGAAGAGCAGATAATATTAAAGTAGTTTCATGATGTCTATCTTTAAAAATTCTATGAGACATACTTAAAACTAACCATTTTCCATTTAATTTACGATCTGCTATTTGATATTCTGGATGGGGAGGATCAATTATTTCAACAATATTACCAGGCCAAACTCTAAATGTTCCAGTTACTCTTATTTTAATTTTATAAGCATCTAATAAAGTTTTAAATGCTCCGCGCATAAGAGGAACTTTTAAATCAGTATTCCAAAATGTTGCATTTTTTGTTGCTATTTTTAATAGTTTTGGATATTTAGTTCCAACTATGGGGCAATTGCAACTAAAAACAGCATCTGGATCTGAAAAATTACATCCAAGGTACTCATATCCCAATTCGGTTTCTAAAAATGTGCAACCATTTAAACTTTTAAATGCAGTATCTATATCAATATTTGATGGTTCTGGTTCTTTTGGTCTAAATGTTATTCCCGGTAACCATTCGCCATCTAAATCTTTAAAAAATAAATCTTCGCATTGGTTTATTGTTGAAATTTTTCCGCCAACTGCTCCAGGATTTGCACATTTATAGTTCTTGTGCTCTGCATATTTTTCATTTATTTGCCCAACAAGACCCGGAGCTTGTATTAAAGATTGTAAAATAAAGTTGCTAGACATAACAATATTTATTATTAACAAGTACATCCACAAAGAGCACTAGCAAAAAACGCACAAGTTTCAGACCAACAATTTATACAAGTATCATCATAAGATATTACTAGATTATAACAAGCTACATCCACACAGTTTAAAGGATATCCGCTAGATGATTGCTGGCACTCTATTGAAGCATCATAAATGCAACAGCAATATTGAGGATCAGCTTCAGGTGGAATACAAATAGATTCTGATGCCAATACAGTAGCAGTTAATGCTGTTGATACATCGCAAGTTCCTTCCTTATCATTAGCAACATCAAAAACATAAATGAACGGCATTAATTCGTATGATTGTCTATTAAAAGTTATTCCTGGTATAGATGCAATATCTATTTGATACATTCTAACTATTTGACCAGCTATTCCATAGTCATATCGATTTGAAAGAGCTGGATGAAATCCGCCAATAGGAACATTAAAAAAGTTTACTGGATAGTCAGAAACACTAAAATTGGTTCCAGGACCAGCGTAATTTCCTGCATTAGCTGTCGGACCATTAAAAAATTCATTTATATTATAAGCATAAGTTGCATATTCAAGAGTTGTTCCTATTGGCCAAGCAGATGGATCTTGTTCATCAAAAATTACTGGACTCGGATTCGGTCCACCATCATCTGGCTGAAAAATAGGATCTTCTCCTTCTTGCACAATTTCATATAAATTTGTGGTAGAAATTCTAGAACCAAAATTAACAGCAAATTTTGGATTTCTAAGAGAAATAGAACTACCCAAAGTAAATCCAGAAATACCTGTCGGGAAAAAATTTACTTCTGACCAACCATATTCATATGCAACTCCCTGTCTCCATGTTTGTCCTGGTATTTGTCTAGCACCAGTAATTAATGCCCAGAAAGATTCTATAGCTGGCCTATAAATGCAACAAATAACATATTTGTATACATTCCATTTTTCTTTTAATGATCTAAGTTTATAATAATGTGCAGTATTTTCTGCATTTATTTTTTTAAATTGAATATATTTTTTTGCAACTTCTTTTAAGCTGTCTCCACCAGCATCTTCTACTATTTCATTTGGATTTTCTTCCTCTATATCAAACATAGATTGCCAATAATTAGTCGAAGCTCTTGATGAATACTCACTAGAAAGAGTAAAACCAGAATTTGTTCTATAAGTATAGATTGGTTCTGAATAAGATGAATTTTCAGTAAAATTATCAAAATAACCATATCCATCGGGATCATAAAATCTTTTTACATATATTGGATCAGATGGTTTTTCTGGAGGTATTACAATATCATTTAAGTCTAATGGAAAATTTTCAGCCTCTGGTGCATCTGCGACTTTCCATTTTGTAGTAACGCTATCGTAAAAGTTATATGTTGATATTGGAGCAAAATCAGTAATATTATAATAGACATTCTTTTTTGTTAAAGAATTTCTTTGATCTAATAAAAATGCAATAGGATCATCTAGATTAGGATCTATTCTTTCATAATAAGAAGCAAATGCTCCATTGTTTTCCAAATCCATAAATGAAGTTGTATATTGTTCAATGTAATCTATTTTAATTGGAGTAGATACAGAACTAATAGGACCACTATATGCTTCTGTTTCTGTTACAGAAAATGTAGAAACAGGATCTGTATCAATCAATTCTCTTACTGAAGCAAAATTAATAGTATGCAAGTCCTTCCAGAAAAACATATCTGGAAATGGTTCTTGTGTTGATTCTGTTCCTTGTTTTGTTGAAGTCTCTACTAAAGATGAATCATATAAAAAAGATCTTTGTTTTGTCTTTTCAGTTGTTATAGGTGGTGTTGATGTAGCATATTCAGAAAGATAATTTAATAATGTTAAAAATTTAGTATTATCAAATCTTCTTCCTATTGGATAAGTAAGATTTTTATTTTTTAACCAAGCATAATTTGAACTTTTTGTAACCCAAAATTTATCCTGTTGATTTGGAAAATATTGCAGAAAAATATCTTTTATCCAATTATCAGTATCATTTACTGCTGAAATAAGCTTTATATCTTCTTCAAACTCAAAAGATACTTTTGAGTTTGAAAAATAACAACCATCGACAAATTTTAAAGAAATTACTTTTGGAGATTCTTTGGATTGATAATTTGTTAGTCTATTTACTTGGTAGATATAAAAATTATCAAATGTTCTTTCTTGTCCACTAATATCAATTATTACTATTGTTAATTTATCTTTTCCTGTAAAATTAAAATCTGCTGCTATATCCCCCTGATCTTTTAATATTAGAGTCCCAGTAGGAACTGTACCCAACATACTTTCTTCTATAATAATATCTTCAAAATAACCAAAACTTTGATTATCTTTAATTATTTCCCATTTAATGTTATCGGGATCTCTGCCATGTGTTATGGTTAATTCTTTAATTATAATAGGATCAGCTACTGCCATTTATTTCATTCTCAAAATTTGTTAAAGAAAAAGAATCAATAAAATATAATATTTCTTTATTTTGTTTATATGTTTCTTGACTCGATATGAACAAACTATTTATACCAGAAATACCATTTTTAAAATCATAATATTCATTTAATTTACTTTCATTATTTTTTTCTTCTATACCATTATTAATAAAATATTCAACTGAATCAGAAAAATTTTCTACTAGTTTTAATTCAAAGGAATATTTTTGATTCCACTGGTTATCTTCTTTTCTAAAAACATAGTTAATTCCAGTTCCTAAAGAACCAACTACAAAGGCTTTTAATTTATTTAAATTTTCTTGTTTATCGATTATGTAACCAAAATTTTGAGACACATCAAAACCTGCACAAAATCCTGCTGTGGCTGCTGCAATTAAGTCTCCAGAAGAAAAAGATGAACCAGAAATTCCACTATAAAAAATAGCCTTATAAGAATCTATTTCCTCTTCAACATCCTTTTGGGATTTAGGAAATTCTAAAAATGGATTTATTATTTCTCCACAATAAAATGGTACATAATAATATTTAAAGTCAGAATAATTTTCTATTGATATTTTATCTAATAATAAATCATAATTTAATTTTTTAGAAAAAATATTATTTTTAAATTTTTCTATAGAATACCCATTAGAAAAATTAAACATTTTTAATTCTTTTCCTTGAAAATTATATGAAATTTTATTAAAATTATTAAACATTACTTTCCTTAAATATCAGTTGATGATTCTAAAGCATCAGCTGCTAATTCAGATTTACTCAATATTCTTCCACCTTTATTTGTACCTGTTTCATGTTCTTGAAACACCAAAGTTAAAGCAGTGACCATTGGCCCACCATCTTCAAAAAATCTAGGAACATCTTGTGGTATTGGACTTTTATTTATATGTACAGATCTAAGTACACAAACTAATGGATCTGAGAGCCAAGAAGCACTTAAAAATTCAGTTGATCCTTCTCCTGCTACTGCCACTCTCCATAAATCTGGGGGAAATGTTCTTTCGGGTGTTGAAGTCGCCGCAGGATAGGAATTTGTTCTAAAATAATTACACATATCAGTTATAGTTCTAGACTCAAGTAAGCTTCTAGGAACTAAAACATATTCAAATATAAAAACTCTTCTAGCTTCATTTACTAATGTTAATTCGTTTGTATTTCCAAATCGTCTATATGTTGAAGTAGTAGCTGCCTTTTCTAAAGAATATAATGCTCTATCAACAAAGAACTTTTTATATAATGCTGGTCTTCCTCCAACTGTATTTAATTCATTTGCTTTTGATAATTGATTTCCACCAACAGTACCTGCCGTTGCATTATATTCGTGTTCAGTTTTAATTAAAAGTTCTTGCGGTAGAGGAAGTTGAATATATCCATCAGACCTAGAAACTATAGCATCTCTAGTTCTTTCTTTTGCTAAAACACTATATGGTGCATGATGGAATATTAACCAATATGGTATTTCTGTTAAATCGTCTTGTGGATATACAAAATTTGCCATTTTTTTTTCTTTAATATATATTTACATGGCATATAAGACAAAATTTACTCCACAAAACATAAAAAAATATGTTGGTAATTTGGATAAAATTTTTTGCAAATCTTTGTGGGAAAGAAAATTATGCAAGTATTTTGATTCACAAGAAAATATAATTAAGTGGTGTTACGAATGTATAAAAATACCTTACATATCTCCTGTTGATAATAAAAAACACAATTACTATCCTGATTTTTTAGTTCTTCTTAAAGAAAAAAATGGAAAAGAAAAAACTTTAATTGTTGAAGTAAAACCAGAAAAACAAACAGAAGCTCCAAAAAATATTAAAACTAAATCATATAAAAATGAAATGAAAACATTTTTAGTAAATGATGCTAAATGGAAAGCAGCTAAAAATCTTTGCGAGAATAACAGTTGGAATTTTAAAATACTAACAGAAAAAAATTTATTCAGATGAGCAATTCTATAGACACAATTAGATCATTAATAATAAATTCTGGAGGAATTCAAAGATCCAATAGATTTAATGTCATTGTATATACTCCTAGTGGAACAAATACAATGACTGCATTGGAAGTATCATTTGGCGGAAGACAAATAGATGTTGTTACGGATAGAATTGGTAGTACAGGATTGGGGAGAAGTATACCAATTGCACAATCGTATAATGATACTGGATTTTCACGGTCAATTACCCAATATCAATCAAATCTTCTTATAACATTTCCAATAGAACAAAATTGGTCAACATATTCTAAAATAGAAAATTGGATGAATCTTATAGTACAAGATGGATTAATACCATTTCCAAATTCTAGTATTTCATTTGCTAGATCATATAACGATTATGCAAGACCTGGATTAGTAGAAGTAGAATGTTTAGATATGAATGGGAATGCTAGAGGGCTATTTACATTTAGAGAAGCATATCCTATAAAATTAAATCCAATCACAATGAGTGCTAAAACAGGAGAACCAGCAAAGTTTGATGTATTTTTTGTTTTTAGATCATATGAATTTACAATACCAACTGGAGTTGGTATTAACGCGCAACAATCCCCAGCACTTCAAACACAGCCCGAATTTTAATATCAAATATATTTAAGATTTAAACTATGAAATTTCAAAGATCATATCCAAAGTATCAAACCGTTTTACCTTCAACTGGAGAAAAAATTTATTTTAGACCATTTTTAGTCTCTGATGAAAAATCTTTATTAATTATAAAAGAAGAAAAAAATTCATCTCTGATAATTAAAAATGTTTTAGAATTGATTGAAAAATGTTTTGATGGTATTAATAAAGAAAAAATAACATTACAAGATATGGAATATCTTTTTTGTTCACTCAGATCAAAATCAATAGGTGAAATTGTAAAAACTAATTTTACATGTCCTATAACACAAGAAAAAATTAGAACTAGTTTAGATTTATCTAATTTATTTTTAAAAGAGGGTAAAACATCCTTCGAATTGCAATTAGATGATAATTTAAAAATAAAATTTGAATCTCCAACTATAGTTAAAATACTTTTAATAGATGGAAAATTTGATATGGATCATTTTATAAAATGTTCGATATCACAAATTCAAAAAGAACATTCAATTTATAACTTTGAAGATTTGAGTAGTTCTGATATAGAAGAAATTTTTTCTTTATTTACTAAAAAAGAATACAATGAAATAAAAAAATTTATTAATGATTTACCTAAAGTTTGTGCAGATGTAAAATACATCACAGCAGATGGAGTAGAAAGAACACTCAGATTGGACGGAGTACTTAATTTTTTTACTTTAATTTAAATCATATAGATTTATTAGTTTATTACAAGATGAATTTCTTTTTATGTTCTAATAAAATTCTTTCTGTAGATGAACTTGAAAGTATGTTTCCGTGGGAAAGAGATATTTATTTCAATCAGTATAAAAATAAATTAGAAGAGGACGCAGAAAATGCCAGAAACAGAAATGTTTTCTAACGAAGAAGAAACACCAAAAGATAATCGTTCTACTGAAATGATGGATGAAAAAAAAGAAGTTTTTTCATCGGCAAATTACTCTTCTATTATTGATGATGATGAAAAAAATTCATCTATCGAAATTGTTCAAGAAAAAGAATCAATAACAATACCAGAAAAAAAAGATTCTTTACCAGAAGAAAATTCTAATCAAAGTACCGAAAAAGAAAAAAGTCCAGAAGGACCATCATCAGAAAATTTAACAAACAAACAAACTCTTAAGCCAGTTAGTTTTCCGACAGATTCATTGACTCCAAACAATGAAAATGATATACCAGAGCAAAAACAAGCAGAAGAAAACTCTGAAAATTTTATGTTATCTGATGTGGTAAAAGATAATACAGAAGCAAATGAATTATCCACAATATTAAATGAAACACAAGCTTTAACTAATGTACAAAAAGATGTAATAATAGAAAGAATAGATTCTATAGAAAAGATGCAAACGGAATCTAGTGGTGTTTCTGATTTTGATACACGATTAAATACTATGGCAGGAACTGTTATGGATTTTGATGACGGTGGTATAATAGATGTAAATAGCGGCCATATTTCTGATTTAAAATATTTTATGGATGAAATAAAAAGTCCTCCTGAGTGGAGGACTTAATATCTAATATTTAAAAAAATATTAGTCTTCTTTAGCCAGTCGCTTGAAGTACTCAAGCGCATCTTCATCCTCGTCAGGCTTTGGAGCCTTACGAGCAGCAGCAGCCTCAACATCGTCCTCATCTTCCGCTCTCTTTGCGGCAGGGGCAACGCTGCGAATGTCGCCACCGAGAACATCATTGAGCTTCTTCTTGAGTTCGTCATATGACTTGAACTCACCAGGAGCAACAAAGTCCTGAAGCTTGTAAAGAGTCTTCCAGAGCTTTTCTAGCTTCTCATCATCGCCCTTGTAGAGTTCGCTAGCACCATCAAACTCAGACTTATCGTAGTTGGTGTAACCAGCAACCTTACGAATCTTTAGCTTGAAGTTAGCACCCTTCCAGAAGTCGAATGGGTTGATGGCTTCTTCGTCTTTGAACTGAGGCTGCATGGCCTCCTGGACCTTCTGGAAGATCTTAGTCCCGTACTTGAAGAGGAACACCTTACCTTCGTTCTGGGGGTTGGAGGGATCGCTAACAACCAGAATGTTGCTGATATAGGTTAGCTTACGCTTACGGGTACGAGCAAGATCCTTATCCTTCTCAACTCCGCTATTCCAGAGTTCACTGTTGGCTTCGCAGATCGGACACTTCTGGCCGATGGTGGTCGGGCAGTTATCGATTAGCCAGCCACCCTTGCCCTGAAAGCCGTGTGAGTAGACCTTGGCCCACGGAACATCTTCACCTTCACACGCAGGCAGGAAGCGAATAACGGCATAGCCATTGCCAGCCTTATCAACTTCCGGTCGCCAGAACCGATCATCCTTGTAATCGGCAGTCTTGTTTAGGTCTTCGATCTTCTTGGTTAGATCTTCAATGCTTGACTTCGAACGCTTCTTAAAATCGCTAAATGACATATAGTCTCCTTATATTAACCCAAGGAACTCCCTTGGCCGATGGTGTAGTATACCAAAGATTGGTGTTTAGTCAAAAGGGAAGTTTGGCCTTTTTAGGCAATAGATGCAGATCTCTTCCCTCTTCGACTAGTTTTTCGATTATTGGTTTTGTGAGTAATTTTGCGGCTCCTTCTGGTTCAACCTCGTAATCTACGCAAAATTTTAAAATTGCATCCATATATGTACAATTTGTTTTTGAAACATGTTCTATTACAAGTCGTGAAAATTCGTTTTTAAATGTTGGTTCTATAAGCATAATGAATACCCTATATAGTAGTGTAATTTGGAGAAAAAATGCCTGATAATACTGATCCCAATTTGAATGTAGGTATTGCTGGTGGTCTTACCGCCACTATTGCAACTGATTTTGTCATTGATATTTATGGTGCTACTTCGCATGTTCAATTGACTAAAGTTGTATTTGGAGGAACATCAGATGCTACCAGAGTTTCATCTAGCAGCCCATTACCAACATACTTAGCATCTACTGGTGTTACATTAAATACCAGAGCTACAGTAACTGGTGGAGGAACAGCAGGATCCATTCAGGTAGTGAATTATAGCACAACTGCACTAAAAGTAAATGGTACTGGTTTCAATAATGCAGTCATTACACAAGACAATGCAGGAAATACATTATTACCTAGCATTTATACTGATACACAAGCTTTTTCTACTAATTTAACAAGCGGAAATTACAAGATAAAGGCTATTGGTGTTGGTCCAGATGGTGCTACTAGTGGAACTTATGTTCGTTTATTTGATCCTAGCACCAATTTACTGGCCGGGATAACTAATGGTGGGGGATCTAATGCCTTAATGGTTCAAGTATTAGGTGCTCCAATTTCATTGACAGCAAATATTAGTTCTACTGTTGGCGTAACAAACTCTAACGCCACTGCTCTATTCATACAAGGTTCGACTGGTTCTCCTGTAAGTATAACTGGAGTAACTTTAGAATCACTTCTTAATACTATAAAAAATTCTGGAATTTCTGGAGCCTCTTTTGCTGCTCATATTCCAACAATTGAAACTCTTTTAACTGACGGTACTGCTAAGGTTAAAGTAGATACCTTTACCTTACCAACATCGTTTATAAGTGGATTATTAGGCTTAACTCAATCTATTGTTCAGTTTAGTCCAGGATTTACATGCCAGCGCGGAGTTAATATTAAATCTCTTGCCTCTAATACTCAATTTTTATTTATTGGGGAATCATCAGGTTTTACTAATGGCTATCCTCTAGCTCAGGGAGATGAAATATTTTTAGAAATTTCAAATACTAATAAATTATTTGCTAAGAGTAGTGGTTCAACAGGAACAATAGCACAAAGTTTATATTTTATAGCTAGATAATGGCAGATTATTACGAAAAAGATTCATATACTACTCTCGTAAAGAGTTTAGATTCTTATGGAATCAATATAATAAGCTCTTATGGAGACTTTACATTATCAGGTAAACAAATAAATTCAAATCCATTAATTTATTTTTACGATTCTTTTAATAAATTAATTATTGATTATACAGAAACTAATTCATATGATGATTTAGAATATTTAAATTTTTTTTTACAAGGAATAACAAATGGAAATACATTTTCAATTTCCGATAGTTATTATGTAAAAGAACAAGACGGAATAACATCTAATTTAGACGGTATTTATCAGTATGATGGTTCTACTGGTGATAATATTATTTTTGCTACAAAAATTAGCGCAACAAAATTAAATACTGGAGAATTTAGATATGAAAAAGAATATTTTGTTGATTCTTTACAATTATCATTAAATTCAGGATTTACTGGAGATACTGCAAATATTATAAAATCTGTAACTAATGCAGAATCAATAAAAAAATTGGGTTTATATGAAGATGATTTAATACAAATTTTATACTCTGGTATTACTCAAAATGTTGATAGATTTAGAGTAGAAAAAGTAGAAGAAACGAGTGATGGTGAAGAAATAATATTTTTAAAAGATTCTATTATTTCTGAAAATAGAATTGGAAAATTAACAACACTAGAAATTTATTCTAGAGGTAGAGGAACTGTAGAGCTATTAAATGTAGATAAAAATATTAATGGATCTGCAAAACTTTATAATAAAAATGGAATTTATTTAAATTGTTTTGATTATCAAAACGAGCTACAAGCATATTTAAGACGATATAATGAAAATGATCCAAATTTAATAGTAAACTGGTCAGCAAACATTCCATGTGATGGTGTTACAGATAGTATTCTTCCTTCAAATGGCGTATCGTACAATACTTTAGTAGATGTAAAAACAGAAACAGCTTCTTCTGTTAAAAAATTCTATGTTAATGGACAAAGATCTCCTAATATAACATTAGTTGTAGGAACTGTATATTTATTCTATCAAGGACATTTTAGTAATAAGTCTAATAACATTGGAGAACAATTAGTATTTACTAAAGTACAGGGAAACACAGATCTAGAAAATTTATTAACTAATTTTTATACGGTAAATGGTAGTCCTGGTGAAAAAAATTCATATATTACATTAAATGTAACAGCAGATATACCATCAACATTTTATTACGAATCATTATCAACACCAAATATGGGCGGAACGATTTCAGTAAATACTACTGTAGTAGATACAACAAATGTGACTATTGGTCAGTATATTGCAGCTAATTTTCCAACAATTCAACCTATAATTTACTTATCTTAAAGATAATTTTTTATCAGTCATAGTTATAATAAATTTTCTTATCTTATCGATATAACCGCGATTTCTAAGTTCTTTAAATATTAGATTATCTTGACTGAATTCGCCTTCTTTTGCTATAGAAGATTCTCTTAGTTTCTTATATCTTTTTAATAATTTTTCAGCTGCCTTGATATCGCTTGTATTATTTAATGCGTGTTCGATCTCATAAATGTGATCTTCTATTTTTTTATCCAATAGAGAATCCGCTGAAAAATCTAAATTTAAATTTTCTGGTTTAACTAACCATTTATTTTTCTTTAGAGAATATACACCCTGATTTTTTGGTATTTCAACATTTTCAGTCTGGGCATATACTTCAACTGGAGTATTGTAAATTGTTATATCGTGTGTTAATGACCAAATTAATTTTTTATCTTTATAATAATTTGGATCTTTTTTGCAAATATCTAATTTTTCTGGTTTTAAAATTATATGAACATCTAGATCAGAATTTTCAGTATAATTGTAATTTGCATTTCCGCCAGTAAGAACAATATCGTCAACAAAAGAACTTGGTGTTTCTGTAAACTTCAGCCATTCTTTTGAAATCTCTATTAAATGATTTCTTACTTCATCTTTAAGAAAAATATTTACCCAAAACTTCGGATTCAGTTCCGAATGATATTGTAGGGTTGATGACTCTTGTAAAAATTTACGCAAATAATGCATTAATTAAAACCAATTATTATTAATTTTCCAGTTGATGCAGTATTCCATGAATTTATTTTTTTTAGTTCAAATGGAAATCCAAAACATTTTGGAGCTGAATCATTTTTAGGAAATCTAATAGTAATATTTTCATTGATTGTTATTGATGTAGTAGCAGAATCAGATGTATTTGAGAAAAACATAAATGCTTTATTATTTTCAACAGTTAAAGGAAATGATAAATTTAAAGCAGAATTTGAATCAAGTTCGTATAAAACCTTTGCAGATTTATATACATCGTCAAAAGACATATTATAGGGAAAAGAACTATACATTAGTTAAAAAATATTGCTGAACTGTTGGCTATTCCTGTTATTCCATATACGCGAGTAGGAATAAATGCTGATGTATTTGATCCTATTTTTATATGGGTAGAATTAAGAGTCCCATCATTTGATCTAAAATCTAGTGTAAATCCTGGATTTGTTGCTGTTCCGGCGTTAAGCATACATGCTTTATTTTTTGCTGGAATCTTTCCAGATCCATCCATAGAAATATTTGTTGCTGATTTAAAATTTTCCATATAGCTATTTATATTAAAAAACCCCCTGCTGGAGCAGAGGGTTTTAAAAATTAACTATTCAGTTGTATCAGATACGATTCTTCGCCTTTGTGCAGCTATTTGAGCACTGCTCAATACGAGTGTGAAGTTCATCAAAATTTCGCCACATATCACTTCGAACGCTGTGAATTTCATTATTAAAAGTCACATTGTCAAATTCCTTTTGTAGTTGGCAAATGTGCTTCTGAAGCGCACGAATTTCACAAATAAGTAGGAAGACCGTCAGGCCAACGAACGACCAGACAATTGGAGCCTTTGCATTATCAAGATGCAGAAGCAGAGCACCGAACGCAGTAAACGCAGCAAGCCAACGCAGACCAAAAACATTAGTATTAATCATTTTTATTCTCCTTTTGAATAATTTTACTTAAAACTGAAACAATTTGGTCAATTTTGCGATTCTCCAGAATCATATTGACCTTGATCTTTTCAATCTCATCCTTGAGAACTAGTACGATTTTTCTATCTTCTTCAGTCATAATCATACTTATATCTCCAATGAGTAGGGTGGGGATCGAACCCACACATCTACCGTTATAAGCGGAAGGTTCTGCCGATTGAACTACCTACCCAATATCAGCACCTTATGTGCTGGCGAGTTAGTTCTCGCTTTCCCGTTAGGGCGGAACGATTTGCTCTTTGTCGTTCCCTGCTACACCATCATTCTACAGATGATGGCTCCTCTGTCAAGAGAATTCTGCATTTTTGGTTAGTAACATGCCCAGAAGGAGTCAAAACCAAATAATTGCTCTTCTGGCGGTCAGTATCGTCACCAAGGCGATAGTTGACCTGTGTGCCACTATGGGCCTTTACGCACTCTAGGGCCTCTGGGGAGGTTAGACGCTCCATGATGGCCTTAGCAGCCACCACAGCCTCCTCTTGGGAGGAGGACATGAGAGGAATATCAATGTGGATTCGATATGCCATTAGTCGATTAGGAACTTCTTTGTGCTTTCTGCCGAAATCCAATCGGTAGAACCATCTTCATACCGAACGCAATATTCAGTCTCTTCGTAAATCATACCCTTCTTATCCTTTGCCCGTGAGGTTTGAGATCCAATTACGGTGCAAGGACGGCTATTTTCCGAATTTACTACTTTTTCTCCGTGCTTATACATTTAAATCTCCAATTCTTGAAAACCTTCGTTGTCAGTGTACCAAATTTCGTCAAAGAAGTCAACACACCACGCCAAACAATGCTTACAAGGCTTAGAATTTCGCAATTCATTAAACCGATTCATGCGAAAATTGATCAATTTCAACCTCTTTTCGCCTCTTTTGTAGCATTTTGGCAGCTTATTGAACGCATCTAGCTCAGAATGAACACAATCAATAACATATCCATACTTACGAGCAAGTGGATGTGTCTTGAATTGATTAGTTCCAATCGAAACCAGCTTATTCTTGTGGAAGATCAGACTCACATGCTTCTTTTGCCTCTCCATTTGGAGGCAGATCGGCATTGTCTGGACCAAAATATCGTTTAGCTTCACGCTCAATTTGGGAATAATCATAATTAGTCGCCTTTGACCCGACTATCTTCTCATTATAATATCTCTCAACGAAGAAGTCAACCACTATTGGATAGTGTTTGACAACATTTCTTGCCCTTTGCCGAATTGCTTTCGGCACTTTGGGTGTTTGTTTTGGGTCTAGAAGGCTGTAAATAAATTCTTTACAGCGTTGTAGCGCGTAAATTTCTTCATCAAGTGTTGACATAAAAGAGGACGACGGGACTTGAACCCGCAACATTGACCTTGGAAGGGTCACACTCTGCCATTGAGTTACATCCTCATTGAAGATCCTAGATTCGAACTAGGACAAACTGAGTCAGAGTCAGTTGTGCTACCGTTACACCAATCTTCAGCATTCCCGATAGGATTCGAACCTACGACCTAGTGCTTAGAAGGCACTTGCTCTAATCCAACTGAGCTACGGGAATATATTTTTAGTTAGTAAGCTTCAGACCAGAGCCTAGAATCTTATTTGCTCCTGCTGGGGCAGTAACAAGACCGCTGACTGCTGAAGTATACTGTGTTTCCATTTCACTCATTGGACGGATCATAAACATAACATGTTCTTCACTGATTGTAAAGCCGTCCTCTGCGCGAGTATATGGCATATATGGAGCAAATCCAATTTGCCCCTGTCCCATCGGGATCAGGATATATGCCTTACTGATTGCATAATATCCTTCCTCGTCATGGAAATCCACCCTACCGATAAGTTCTTCACCACTAGTTAAACGCAAGATTTGTACATTGCTCATTTTCATTCTCCTTTAGCATTATAGTATACCACTCAGGTTCAGGATTGCAAGTCCATTTTGCAAACTTGCTTTTTTCTCCCACATAGTACTTACGATAAGCAAGTACGGGATCTCCATGAACCTTGTATTTATCTGGCATAGCCTGAGCAAAATGAGTCAGACCGCGCTTGGGTAGTTCAGGAATTTGTACGCTCATGGAGTACAAAAGAGGAAAGGACTTGTGGCACTTGTTATAACGCCTAGCGTAGATGTGCGAAAGTGCAATGGCATGATCCGTGAGCCAGATATAGTTATCCTTGCTATATGCAGCCCATAGCGTACAGGGATGATTCACGAAACACTTCTTGTACAAAGTTTCCTTATTGATGGAGCTTTCGCTGACATGATTAACTGTAGAAAGCATTTGTGCGCTTTCAAGGATCATCTTAACGACATGCTTATCGCACATGTAACTAGCGGCCATGAGCGGGTCTGAGTGAAGAGCAAAAATATTCATAGTTAGTGTCCGAAGACGGTATTGTACTGATGATTGACCTGAATGAATCGGGCATTCTTAGAAAATTCATCAAGATTTTTTGCCCCAACATAGGTACAAGCAGAACGAATACCGCCCATGACTTCCGTGACAGTATTCTCTACTGGTCCCTTCGCCTCAACAATTACTCGCTTGCCTTCTGCGGCACGATAGGAGTTTCTTTGATTATAATGCGTCTTCATTGCATGTTCCGATGCCATTCCGTAGAAGGTTGGAACCATAGTATTCGTATTATAATCAAACTCCCATCCGCCGCATTCGTCGTGGCCTGCTAGCATACCACCAATCATTACCATCTGTGCGCCAGCAGCGAATGCCTTGGCGACATCACCGGGATGTACGCACCCACCATCCGCGACTATTCCCAATCGATTTGAGTTGTTCTTTGCTTCTCTTGCACAGTTCTGGACTGCCGAGAACTGTGGAAACCCTACTCCGGTCATCTTGCGCGTTGTGCAAGCACTTCCGGGGCCGATTCCAACCTTGATAAAGTCCGCGCCTGCTTTGCATAATAAATTTACTCCTTCTGGTGTTACTACATTCCCTGCAATGATATTTACTCTTTCGCCATACTCTTGGCGAATATTGTACACTAACTCACTGAAATTATCGATGTAACCATTCGCAACATCGATACAAACAAACTTGAACTTGTTCTCAGACTTCATGACTTGCCGGAATGTCTGCTGGCTAGTCGTATCAAGTCCGATAGTTGGAGCAGAGAAATATTGCCCGTGATACGATAGGGACAAAATCTCTTCTGCGGTATAATGCTTGTGCAGGCATGTCAGCCACTGATACTTACCGAGGGCTTCTGCCATCTCCAGCGTACCAATCGTCGCCATGTTTGCAGCCACAATTGGAACACCAGTCCAAGAAATACGACCAATCGTTCGCATCAGATTGACATCTGAGCGAGAGTTGACCGATGACTGACGAGGTACGATTAAAACATCTGAATAATCAAGTTGTACATCCATATGACTACTTTAACAAAACTTATAACTAAATCAAGTAATTAATTAAGTTCTATAATACTGGGATATCCAAAATCTCCTCTACTGATAGTATCAGGAGTTCCTGATAAATTCCCAGGAGGAGCACCAGCAGCGTTATAAATTAAAATATCACTAACACTATCAGTAGATTGATATAAAGCTTTTCCTGCTAGTGCCGGTATTGAGCCTGAATTAAAACCATATATGCCTCCAATATATCTTGCTATAACATATCCTAGCTCATATTGTCCTCTATTAAAACAATAATCTGCCTTTTTTTGTTCTTCACAATCTGCTACTGGTCTATAATAAAATAATGTTAACTGTCCTATTTGTCCTTTTTTTGGATTTCCATTTCCATCTTTTAAAGTAGCATCTAAAGAAGAATAATCAGAATATTGTTTACAAAAATTATCTCTAGGATCCTTAAAACTAGTAGCATAAAAACTCATAGTTAATCTTATTATACTAAATCTTTTGTTATAAATATTCACTTCATCGTCGGTAACATTTCTATGAACATATTCATAAAAATCTCTACCTAAATCAACGCATCTACTACAATCATAGCTGTTGCCAGCATTATCACAACCAAACTCTCCAAAGATTAAATCATATCCTTCAATCTGTCCAACATCCACAACACATGGATAATAAGTATTGCCGCTACTTCCTGCTGTATATCCAGATATTTTTGTGCAATGAAAATAATCTCCACTAATTTGTTCTTCTGGTTGTAAAGTATTATCTGTGACTTGAAGATGACCACAATATGTTGTATTAAATCCTAAACCACAATTAATATTTCTAAATCTTCTTATAAATGAAATTTGTTGAGATGGTAATGTAAATGGTTGTGGTTTAAAAACATAGTCTCCTGGACTAGCTGAAGGGCATTCACGACATCCAAAAGGTCTTTCATATGCGTCCGGTAAAACCAATTCTAATTGATTCAATCCACCACTTATACTAGGAGGACCATTATATTTCCATGCACAAAGACCTGGATCTGAGTAACATTGTGTTGTTGAAAATTCAGGATTGACACAAAAATATACTATAGAACCAAAAGGAGGAAAGCACGGAGCAATTGGAAGAAACCTACCAAGTTGAGCGCATCTATCTGAATCATCATCTAATCCTGAAGGATATCCTGATACCTTTCCCCACATTAATGGATTAAGAGAAGCTGAAAAGTTTTCAATAAGAGCAAATGTAGTTCCGCAAACACCAGTTGCACAAATAGAACAATTAGTATATTCTACAGGAGAAGGCTGTAAATTTCTAAACCAAACAGGAAGCAATAGTAATCTTTGTTGAAGATAATCTGCTAAATATATTCTTCTTGCTTGTCTTAATTTATTGGTATATAATAATATATTTTCTTCAGTTTGTTGTTGATCCGTATTTAATGATATTGCTCTCCAATTTTCAAGAATAATAATAACATCTGGTATTGGTTCTGAAGTTAATTGAAATTCTTCAAAAGATAATATATCTGGAGTTATATCAATATTATTACCAAAAATATAAAAACAATCAGGGCATATTATTCTGCCTCCACAACAACACCTTCTTCTACTCATTTTTTTCTTTTCTTTTCTATAGTTTCAATAGTTTCAACAAGAATTTTCATTATTTTAGCAAGTTCACGCCAATCAGTTTTATCTAATAAATAATCTTCATAGCATTTTGCTACTTTTTTTGCTTCATATAATAAAACATCAATTTCTTGTGTTTCTTTTGCCATACTTTATTTATGGCTTACATTAATACTTCTTGTTCTATTTCTTCTTCGTAAGATATACTAATGACTCTATTAAGATAAAAACTTCTCCAAGATCTTAAATCCAAATCAACAACAACTATCAGTAGTCCATTTTTTGAAAATGTTGGTCCCGATTCGTCATTTCCACCATATTTTACATTTAAAGAACATCTCATTTTTCTTAAAATTTTTGGAGTGGTTATTCTTGTAAATGACACTACACACTCATAAGAATTAAGAACATTTAAAAATTCATCTTTATTTTTAACAATCCTAGTAATTTTTCTTTTTTGTTTTACTGGTTTTTTTTCTTGAGTTGATTCTTCTTTTACAGATAAATCTTCTAAAGGTTTTAAAGAAACTTCACCAAAATTTTTTAATTTTCCGATAGGATCTACAACTATTTCTCTATCTTTTGTTAATTCTGGTACTTTTAAATTTTCTTCTAATTTTTTTAAACTTTTTTCATCTGTGCTTATTATTAATTTTTTAATAAGACCATATAAATTTTTTAATAATTTTTGCGTTGGTTTTTCAAAAAATATTTTTAGACTAGAAAATTTATTATTTTTTGGCATTTTTATCTATTAGTAAATCTTCTAGTATCGTTTGAAGGATCTATCATCTTTTCTAGAGGACTTGCTGCCGTTGATCCTGCACCATATTGTCCTGGACGCATAATACTAGTAAAATCTTGAATGCCTTTAGCTATATCCATATTTTTGCCTGCTGCTATACCAGCTAAAATGCCAACAGGTCCAAGTCCAGCTGGGATTTGTGCTCCAGCAGCAAGAGCAGTTGTAGCTGCGACAAAATCTGCTTGATCTTTTACATAATCTTGTGCTGCTGCAAAATCATATCCTGGCATACTGAATTTTTGTTTAGCCGTTCCAGTTTTTGCTAAATAATCTTTTGCTGGTTGACCTATATTTTTCATTACGTCAACATTTCCTACTTTTTCTGTTCTCTTTTTATCTAGAGCAAAAGAACTTCTAGGGTCACCCGGTATAGCATAATCGCGTTGAGCAAACATTATATCGCCCGATTGAGTTTTTTCTTTTGGCCCAAAAGCCTGGTTGCCCCTTCGAAAACCACCGCCCTGAAATGAATTTGGTTTTCCTCTTTCTCTCGTTCCTCCCAATTGATCGTCAGATGCCCCAAATACATTCGGTCCTGTATTATTGGTATTTGTTACAGGAGTTAATGGAGACTTTCTGGTTGATTTCAAGTCCTCTGCTGATTTTACATTTGGGAGAACTGGTCCAGCAGGAGCAGGATCTATTCTTGCTGGTACTCCAGTTCCAGTTGTGTTTTTTTCTGCATCACCATCGTAATTTTTAGAATCTGGTGCTGCATCTTCATCATCTGGAACTCCATCTCCATCTCTATCTGGTTTTTTCTTTTGTGTTCCTGTACTGGATCCTGAAGCCAATACAGCACTTGTTACTGCATTAGAAACAGTTGTAGGTAAAACCAACTGTTCGACAAGTATAGATTTATTACATACATTTAAAATAGATTCACTTAAATTTTTTAAATCATTATTTTTAAATCTATTTGGGGGAAGTGTTGGTTTTTGTCTTTTTAACATATAAATTATTTATAATAGATAATATATTTTTCCAAAAGGCTATTTTATCTTTTTCTTTTATTTCTTTATAAATTCCACGCCTGCTAAATATTCTTTCTTCTAAAAATAGATTAATTTCGTTATTTCCAATTAATCTTCTTATAAGAATTTTATTATCAATTATAAGGTGAAATTCTATATTTTTAATTTCACTTATATGTGGTTTTATTTTATTTAGACATTCATGTAAAAAATTTATATTAGATGATCTTAAAATTAAGATATCATTTGAATAATCACCTTCTACGAAACCTAGTTTATATGCATCTTGTCGATTTGCTTTTTCTTTTTTAAAATTAAAAAATTCTAAATTATCTAAAATTGTTTGTTTAAAATCTTCCACAACCCAAAGTATTTCACCTTTTGGGTTTATCCAAAATTTATCTGCTAACATTATTATCTCCTATTCAAATGATTTCTCACTATATCAAGATATTTTTGTTCATCTACTCCACGGAAGCGTTTGGTTATCTTAACCAACTCTTGATCGTTCATTCCATCTTTCCAATTTATTTTCATATCATCCATCATTCCTCGTAAAATACCATCTGACATCTTTAAATAAAGATGGTGTTCGTCTGGATTTGCCAAAACTGTTGGTCTTCCCAGCCCAAGTTCTGGATGATTTTTATTTGCCTTCAACATACTGCTTCCGACTTTGGAAAATTTTTGTGCGTATGCTTTAGTTTCATCATCAAATAAATGTGGCTTTCTTGCAACAAAATCTTTGGCAGTTGATCCTGTTATTTGAAATACTCCCCATGCAGAAGATTTTCCTCCACCAGCTTTTGTTCTGATGGCGTGTTTTGGGTTAAAAGTTCTATAATCGACTGTACCTGTTCCTCTATGCTCTGCTTGAGAAAAAGCGTCCAACAGATTTCCAATAAGTGGATGAGATGGAGTATATCCGGTTTTTACTACTTCTGGTTCTTTTTCTACAGTTTGTGTTACTGCTTGTTCTGCATTTGATGCTCTTGGAGTTACTACTAATCTTTCAGATTGTTCAGCTTTTGGTATATCTCTTTGCTTATTTTTTAGATAAGCCATTCCCCCTCCGAGTAAGGCTCCTGTTAACGCCCCAGCAATCATCCAATTTTTTTCTTCCAGATATTGTTTAAAAGATTGCATAATGTAATATATATTCTACATGAACAACTTTCTTAGACAATTTGGAACATTTAAAAAAAATGTAAATGGACTTAATGAATATGTTGATTATCTTGGCACACATTATACACAAGATCCAAATACCGGAATGTGGAAAAATAATGGAAGAAGTTTAAATGAACAAATGTTTGCACAAGAAGCAATGAATACTTTTGGTGGTTACGGCGAAGAAGGATCTGGCGATAAGTATAAAAAAAAATTATATTATGATCTTGGATTTGCTGCAACTCAAAATCAGCTAGTCGGTATGGCCGATCCCTTTGAAGATCTAATAGAAATTGTAAATGGTACAGTAACACCATCAGAAATTAGATATTTTACTGTTGCTCACAATACTCCAGTAAGAATAAAATTAAAATTAATAGAAAAAACAATGGATTTTACTCCGCAAAGTGCAACATTAGTATTTAATGCATTACCGACAACCACTACTAGAATAACATTTAATTTACTAAGTTCTAGTGTAAATGATGAAAGTTCAACATTTACTGTTCCATTTCCATTACCAACATCTGTTTCTCCAACTGCTCAATTTATATATGAATCAAATCATTTTGGTGGTGCATCAAACGGAGATATATTAGAATTTGGCATTTCCATAATAAATGCAGAAACAAATCAAACTATAGATACTTTTTTAATAACTGATACAGCTGATGTTGGATAAAAAAAGGCCCCTTTCGGGGCCTTTTTTATTTCACTTATTTTTTAGAATTGTGGCGGGGGATTGTTCATATTCCAAGATCCGGTAGTGGTAATACTTTGCCACGCTGCTTGAAAATATGGGTGAACTCCGGTTTGACCCATTGGAGACTGTATTCTATTCAAAATTGAATCTCTTGCCGAGGCTGTCATAAGACCTTCTTCAGCTGCCTGAGTAATTGCTTCAGAAAAAGCCTGCAACATTTGTGCAGCCGATGCAAAATTTGCTAGATTAAAAGCAGGATTTCCTAACATAGATGCAGTTATCATCTGGAATACTTGTCTAGAACTATACTGCATTGGTTGTCCAAGTGGAGTTTGTGGTAAATAAATAATAGTACCATCAGCCAGTACTATTCTATTTGTATTTCTCATAAACTGGCTAATGTCTCCTCCAGGAATAATTTGATTGTTTGTTCCAGATATACTAAATCCAGCATATGTTGGATCTTCCCACCAATTTCTTGCATCTCCTCTTTGTTGTGTAGTTCTTGTTAAGAATGCAGCGGAACCAAGACCACCATAGGTGGGTGGGGCCATTTGTTCTGGTGCATCAGCGACTTGAAAATCACCACCTGGAGGTGGTCCTGGAGGTGCAGCTTCTGAAAGCATTCTGGCTCTATATTTAAGTCTATTGTTTTGCTCTTGAAGTGAACGAAGAGTGTTTTGTAGTTCTTGAACTTTTCTCTGTAATGTGTAAATGAATGTTGACATATTTTTTCCTTATTTTATATATTATCTTCCACCGCCACCACCACTGCCGAAACCACCACCCCCGCTGCCACTTCCGCTGCCTCCACCACCTCCTGGTGATCCAGGTGGCCTCCAGCGAGGATGTTCTGGGGAATGACCACCATACCAACCAGAATACTGGTGTCCTGTTTCTGGATCTGTCCAACCATCTAAAGAAGTAGTTCCTGGTAATCTATATTTTCCACTAGTTGGTGCTCCACCTCCGCCGTGGCCACCACCACCTCCTCCTCCCTGATAATCTGGATGATCTGTATCGTACCGATCTCGTGTTCCATCTCCATCATCATCTACATCATCATCGTTGTGTATGCCATCTCCATCAGGATCGGTGAGATTCTGTCTATTTCTGATCATATCTTGGTTTTCAGAATACCACTCAGGGAAATTTTTTTGTAGCCATTGTAAAAATGTTTGATTTAACCACCAATTATCTGGCCACACAGAAGGATCTGGTTCAGAATATCCCCCACCACCGCCACCACCACCACCACCTGGATCATAATCTGGATGATCTGGATCTTCATAATCCTTTAAACCATCTCCATCATCATCCAAATCATCTCTATTTGGAATGCCGTCGTTATCATCATCCGCATTAGGATCGTATGGAGTGCCTAAATCGCGTTCGAATAAAAAGTTATTGTGGAAAGATTCTAAAAGTTTTTTGCTAAATTTTCTTTTCATATTTATTCTCTATTTTATTTATAATTATAAAGTGACCTTAACATATCATAATAGCATTCAGTACAAACACTTTCATTTGTCTGTTTAGGTGCTGATGTTGTAATTTGAACTGTTGGTTGAGATTTTGGTTTGACTGGAAAATAATGTATTTTTAAATTTTGTAATGCTTTTGGAAGTCTACTTCTTATTGCATCCGGTAAAACTGAATTTGGATCACGAAGGAATCCTGTTTTGATGCCATGACCAAGAACTCTATCTGCACCTGGTTTATTCTTTGGAACTTTTGTTGTTCCAACAGCTACTGTTCCCTTGGCAAGTTTAAATCCTGCTTGTGTTAAAGCCTTTGCGGAATTTCTTATAGTTCTTACAGTTTCAGTTGCTAAAGATTTCCAGGGATCATTTGGTCTATCATCTCTTTCGTTGCCATTTATAGTTGGAGCAACAACAAGTTCATCTCCTCTATGAAAAACAACAGCATGTGGTAGTTCTTGTTCTTTTGTTGTTGCCATAGGAAGCCAAGATGTAGCATCTTCACTTCCAGCAACATGGTCTATTCCTGTATGAATGCTATGACCAGTTTCTTTGAAAGAATGTGTTGCGTTTGAAAAGTTCTTTAAAATTTCTGGAACTGCTGTATATGCGTAGCTATAAGAACCAGCAAACATCGGAGCATGTTGTTGGCTCATTACATTTACACCTTTGTTGTTCTTAACTGTATGTTTTCTATCAAAAAGGTGAGGAATCCACTCATGGAATCTTTCGTCAGTTGTCCCATTTGGTCGCCATGCAACAACAGCACCTTCTGATGTTGCGGCTCTATGATGTCCTTCCATCTCTCTAAGCATTAGTGCCGCAAAGTGAGCAGGAGCAGCATGCATCAAATGACCTCTCTTCAATCTTGCAAGAGGAACTGCTTCTGCAATTGAAGCATGGCCTGATTGAGAAAGGCACGCACCCTTACAACCAACGCTGCAATGAACACATGCTGTTCTATTTTGAATTCTACCAGTATCGGCTGGAGGAGCATAAATTGCATAATTATGCGTTGTAGGATCATCTTCACTTGTTGCTTTTGTCTTTGGACTTTCTGACCAAACTTTAAGACCTGGAGCCAAATCCCGTGCTTCTCTATGAAGTCGGTCAAATGCTTTTTTATCCGTAGTGAACAACCTCCAGGCTTCTTGCATTCCTGCTTTGATATGGGCATCCCAGTCCTCATTATGTCCCTTTCCACCAGTTCTAGTGGAAATTGCTGCTGGCTTTGCCAATGTTGGTGGAGTGAATAGTTGCTGGCCATCTAACTGACCGTATGTTACATAATTTTTTGATTTTTCTGTTTTTGATCCTATATCGCCACCAGGAACTCCAACCACAGAATAAGAACCTAAAATATCTCGGATTCTACCAAGTCTTTGTGTATGTGCTTCTTCATTGCCAGGAGTAGCAAGACCAGTTACTGGCTCAAAATCTGCAACAACTTCTTTTGGTTCCTCACGAACATCAACAATTTCACCAGTTTGTGTTCTAAATGAATATGGAACAAATCCTTGTTGTGTTGACTGAGCAGCTACTTTTGCATGTACAGAATGTCTATGGCTGGATTTAGGTGTTTTTGATTTAGCCGATGGCTTTTTTGCTTCATGTAAAAATTTTATATATTTTGCTCTTTTGGAAAGCATAGTATTTTATTTATTAATTTATTTTGAAATTGGAGTAAACATTCTTCTAAAGGGTTTTCCTTCCAATCCTCTGACAAAATGAGGATCATCAAAATGTTCATCGCTTGCAACAAACCCTTCATGAGTACCCAAATGTCTACTATCAGCTCCTAACTGATGTCTTTCTTCTGAGGTCAATGACTCAAAAGGTTTCTTATGCAATCCTCTAGAAATAGCTCCTCTTGCATCAGAATTCCAATCTTCAGTATACAAAGATTTTGGTTTTAAATATGAATTCAATCTTCTTTCATTAGAAAAAGAAGTCATTTCAAAATTATTATTTTGTTTATCTTTTATGTAATTGAGAAAAAGATTCATATTCATAGTAATATGTATGAATTTAATAAAGAAACAAAATTTCTTGTTGATCGCCTACACAGCGAAGCATATCAATAATGAGTCTTTTTGTCAAATTATTTTTTTATTATCATCTTCCCCAAGTTTTATTGTCACTGACTAAATGACTATATTTTATTCTTGGTTGTTGAGTTGTAATTGATCTTTTTTGTTCTATTTCAGCATCAGACATAGAACGATTTGACTTGTTAATAAGATCTTCGGCAGATTGTTGAGGCTTATTCAATTCTTTAATAAAATTTAATCTTTCTTCTTTTGACATACTGCCAATACGCTTTAATCTTTCTTCCTTTGTTTCTTCTTTTGGTTTTTCAGTGTTTGGAGCTGTTTTTGCTTTTTTGGTCACGATTGGTTCTCTTGCTTTTCTTTCTACAGCATCAATTCTTGCTTGACGAGAATCATATCTTGCTTTGAATTCAGGTGAAACATCATTCAATTCTCTTCTAAGTGGATCTCTTGTTGAATAATCACTTGGCATCAAACCACCAGAAGCATCGGCAGTTTTTATTAAACCAATTGTTTTATTTGCAGAATCTACTCCAGCTTTACTTGCTGCACTAAATCTTGATATCAAATTCTCAGATCCAGAAACTTGAGCTTCTGTTGGGCTTACAGCATTCACGGCTCCTCTAGCTTTGATTCTTGCTGATGCTGCTGATAACCTTTCAGCTGCATCTTCTCCGCGTTGAACCGCATCAGCAGCCTTTTTCTTTTTCATTTCTAGATTTGCTTGTGCTACACCAGAAGCAGCAGAAGAAAATAACTTATCAGGAATAATGAATTCATTTAATTCATAACATTTTAAAGCAATTTCTTTTAGCCAATTTTTATGCACAATATTATTTATAAATAACTAAAAGGACATATATGGGAACATTTGACTCAATTTATTTAAATAAAATTAAACAGCTCCAAGAAGAAAATCGGCAATTAAGACATGCCTTACAAGAAGCTGGTATTGGAGATATATTAAGACCATTATTTGGTGGTGGTGCGGTACAGTCAGTTACAAAAGCACTTCGAAAGAAAAAACCAACTCAAACAACACAACCACCATCACAACCACCATCGCAAACACCATCACCAAAACCTAAAGTTCCTGGAGAGTTTGGGCATGGATATGGGCCAGGTCCTGGATCGTTTGGGTATGGATATGGTCAGCCTGCTCTAAAACCAGGACAAACCCTACCAGGATCAGGATCAGGTCCTTCTGGGTCAGAAGGATACTAAATAAATTTGGAAAAAAAATGAGAAAAAAATATAAAACATGGATTCAGCAATTATCTGAATCTTACATTCGTCAAGCTTTGAGAGAGAATGCACCACTAAGTGCATTCCCTCCAGATCTTCCACCTCAACAACCCCAGCCACAGCCACAACCAGAACCATTCAATCCAAATCCATTCCCATCGGACCTGCCGACTCCCAGACCATCAACATCAATGGTTGCTACAAGTACTCCTTCAGATGGTACACCTACTCCTAATAACGGACCATCTTTAGGAACATTAAAGAGTGGGAAAAGAATAACTCAACCAGCAAATGGTTTTGTATATCCACCAGAGGGTTCATTGAATGGTGTAGTTTATACCTATTATCCTGGACCACCAACATTGCTAGTTGTTACACAAAACGGACAATCTGTTACATACTTCTGGGGACAAAATGGTTGGGTTACAAATTAATATTTAATTATATTTTGATAAAAAAGAACCCTCAGAAATGAGGGTTTTTTATTTTGTTAAAATTTATAGATAGTATATGTCTTTTACAGAAAATCTTTACTTAAAGCGTCAGATTCAAAAGCTTCAAGAAGAAAATAATAATTTAAGAGCTATTTTGGAAGCAAACAAAAAAGATCCAGAAGATCCGATTCAAAGAAGATATCTTGAATTAAAAAATAAAGGTGAAACTATTTTTCACGAATCAGATCCATTTGCCAGACATTTGGAAGCTAAATTAGAAGATGATTTGGAATCAGCAACATCTTATGACGGAGAGACTGTTACAGACAAACTTAATATACAGGGCGAAACAGGATGGCATTCTATTAAAAAACTAAGAAATGGTAATTATAGATTAACTATGGCATATCCTTGACAAAAAATAAATAAAAAAGAACCCTCAGAAATGAGGGTTTTTTATTTTGTTAAATTTTTTACTATTGGTAACAAGTAACATATAGAGAAAAAAATAAAGAAGAACCAAAAGAGTACCTTCTTAATAAAAGGGGGAATCTTTGGAAGGGGACCCATGAAATTATTTAGGGGGTCCCTTTTTATTTTTGGGAGTCTCTGAGGGGGGACCCTATTTTTTAGGAAGGGGGGGGGGGTCTTTTTGGTTTTTTTGGAACGAGCTAGCCCCCGGATCCCAGGGAGGGGACCCAAGTATACCATACTGTTCGGACAAGTCAAGAAAAAAAAAACAAATATTCGAAAAAAACTTTTTGCCGGAATATCTGATCCCGTACTTGACTTTCACGAAACACAACTTCGTGCAGGAATATCTGTTCCAGTACTTGACTCTGCCCGAATCCGATGTATAGTGTGTATGTAAGTCGATCGTCGTGATCGACTGACGCACGCTAGAGGATCACCACCATGTTTCAGCCTTCCGCATCTGCCTCCCGCATGATCGATACCCTGCGCTCCCGCAAGGGCCAATTCGTGCGGATCGAGTACACCACCTCGACCGAACCAGCCGCTGCCCATAAGGGCCGCAGCCTCTCCAAGCGCACCACCATGGTCGTCCGTACCGGAGTCGAGTTCGGCAACCTTGCCAGCGTCCAGTTGGCGATCGCCTCCGGGGAACGCGGCGAGGTGCAGCCTCTCGCATGGGGCGAGTGGGCCATCCACCCTTGGCTGATCACCCATAAGGGCGCGGAGTACCTGCGCGTTACCATCGATGGCGTTCCCCAGTCTGCCCGCTCGACCTACATGGTCGATGGGGCCGAAGTGAGCCGGGAGGACTACCTGTCGATGCTCACGCCGAGCAAGCGCGCGGCGATCCTCGATGGGGATCGCCCCGAAGTCCTCACCATCAAGGTGAGCAACATCCACGCCCTCGCAGGGGTGGAGGTCTGATCCTCTAGCGGGGAGGATGGGGGGCTTCGGCCCCCCTCCCCCTCCCCGAAAAATCGTCTGAAACGCCTTGACTCTGTTGAAATCGGTGGCATAGTCCACCTGAAAGGAATCATCACCATGAAAGTTGAAACTTGGCAAACCGCCCGACTCGTCTACTGGATCGATGCCGAGATTTCGGCCCCATCCGGAACCATCTACCTCTCGTTCTCGTTGGGCGACGAAACTGCCCCTTGGGGCAACACGACCCGGCTTTCCTTCCAGTCTCGTTCGTCGGGAACTGCCACGGTTTGGATGGAGATTCATCCCGACCCGACCGTCTGCGCCACAATCCGGAAGTTTGCCGGAGACAAGTACCGCAGCCCTGCGGATGCCCAACGGCTGATCGGCATGATCGCAGCCGATGCCGCTCCGCGCGGCGAACTTTCCCCGTCCCAACGGGAGGCATGGGACGGCTTCGTGGAAGCCTTGGAGCACGGGTACGCAGTCGAGATCGGAGGTGCGGCATGAAGCCACCCACCTTCCGCCTCACGCCCAACGGAGGCGAGGCATGGGTACTCACCGCCTCCGCTTCCTGCCCCTGCTGCAACGGCAGGGGGGAAGTCCATGAGTCGCACGGGGAAGATCTTCCCTGCGACTGCCCCTTCGAAGAAGTCTGCCCGTCGATCCTCGAAGCAATCGACGCGGGAACGGCCTACATCATCGAACCTGCCCCGGAGTGGGTAGAGCGCGTGATGGCTGCTTTCCCCCGTCCCTGACCCCCAAGGCCGGGGTCAAGAAATATTCAGAAACTTCTTGACCCCGGCCAGTTTCGTGTTACCTTTCATCTAGTCGAGTGCGTTGCTCGACAACATCACCCCTGACAAGGAATCATCACCAATGAAGTTCGTTCTCTGGCAGCAGCAACTCGTCCGTGAGTTCGGTAGCGATACATGGACTCTGCGGTTCGACCGCGAGATCGTCATCGAAGGGCCGTCGAAGGAATGGTGCGAAGCCATGCACATCGGCACGATCGAGGTCAACTCCGTCTGTAAGGTTCTTTCGCTCAATGTCATGCCCTACGAAGAGTGGCGGCAGGCAATGGACAAGTGGAACGATCCGTTCGCCGCAGAGGCCGCTCTGATTCAGATGGAAACGCGCGGGTTCGTGAACTACCCTGCGAACACCCCAACCCATTGGTGCGCGTCGTATAAGGAGCGCGTCGCTGCGGTCTGACCCCCAGGGCCGGGGCCAAGAAATCTTCGGATTCCACTTGACCCCGGCCAATCCCGTGCTACAGTACCCCCAGTCGAGTGCGTTACTCGACAACATCACCCAAGGAATCACCATGACTCCCGAAATCGAAAGCATCTTCGCCCGTCTGTCCGAAACCCGCACCAAGGTCATCAGCGACATCATGGATAAGGAAGGTTGCAACTACATGGTCGCAGCCATCCGGTATGACGGGGAAGTGGCCCCGCAAACCACCGACCGCAAGAAGTTCCAGTTGATCGGCTTTGAGTTCCCCGCTGACTTCGTTCCCGCGACGGACGATCAGGCCATCCTGTTCAACGAGCGCGTCATGGCAGCGTATGCCATGTGGGGGGATCGGTTCGTGGGTTACGAACACCTCTCGCCCCGTCGTCTGTCCGCATTCTTGCAGGCTCTGATGGAAGATCCGGTGCGGATGATCCCGCCCACCAAGGACTGCACCCAGTACATCGACGCAAGCCTCGTCAAGGAGTAACCATGCGACACCACATCACCCCTGCGTTCGTCTACCTCTCCGCGTTCACCACGGGCCTGCTCCTGACCTTCATCGCGCTAGTCCCACCAACCAACCCGATCCCGCTCATCGTCGGTACAGTTCTCTGTGCCGTGCCGATGATGAGGGCAATCGTCCTCACCGTCATGAGGAAGTACGGCTATCCGTACTGAACCAAACAATGGTGATGCCCCCTGCCGCCTGATAAGGGCGCGGGGGGTTTTTTTTATTTTTTTGCAAAATTAACATTGTGAAATTTTTGCGAAACTGTCACGAAGCAGCAGAAGCAGCAGCTGCTCCAAAGGAGCTGCTGCTTCGTGACAGTTTTTGCGATTTTTTTCTGGTTTTTCCTTGACTCTCGCTGATTCTCATGTCGTTTTTGGATGCTAGCAATTGTTCCTGGGCGATGCCCAGGTGATCGATTCCCGATCACACATTTCGACCAATGCAAGGAAATTCTGAAAATTTTTATCAAGATTTATTTCGCGGAATATCTCGTCCACTATTTGCATCATCTGGAATCCGGTGTATAGTGATGGGGTAGCAAGTCTGCTACAGGGTTGCCCGACCCATCTCCGGGCATAGGAAACGCATCATCATGGCTCACCTTATCGAATCGTCCGACACCGTCGCCGTCTACCAGTCGAAGGCTTGGCACGGCCTCGCGCAGGCCCTCGACACCTACCCCTCCCCGACCGAGGCACGGCAGATCGTCGCGCCTTGGGAAATCCTCGCGTCCACCGACCTCACCGTGAACCTCCGCGATATGGGCGAGGTCAGCACCGATGAGTTCAAGGCCATCGTCCGGTCTGACAATTGGGCGATCCTTGGCCTCCACTCGCGGAAGTACTCCCCCGTGAGCGTGGGCGATTTCTTCGACCTCGCGTATGAGTTCGGGGCGCACGATACCGTCAAGGTCGATAGCGCGGGTACGCTGCGTGGGGGGAAGACGCTGTTCTGCTCCCTCAAGGGCGACACCGTGGAGATCGGCAACCGTGGCGACCTGTCCAAGGGTTACCTGCTGTTGGCGCAAGCCTTCGACGGCACGATGGCTCTCCGGGGCGACTGCGCGTTCATCCGCACGGTCTGCAACAACACCATGACGGCCAACCATCTCGCATCCCGCACCGGGTTCACCCTGCGCCACACTCGCAACATGGGCGACCGCATGGCGGATGTGCGGAAGGTGATCGCCGGATGGAAGGCGGGGCAGGACGCTGCCGTGACCGAGGCTAACCGCTTCGCCGCTGCCCCCGTTCGCAGCCGCGCCGAGGTGCAAGAGTTCTTCCTTCGCGCGTTGGAAACCACCTACGGGGTGCTGCCGAGCGCGACCACTACCGACAAGCGGGAACAGTC